AAAATAATGCTAGATCACATTGCGGCTATGGACAGCGTGGCCACGCAAGATGATCTGGTTGCTGCTTACAAAGTAGCGTTCAATGCTGCCAAAGTCGATCCTAACTGGCAGAAACGAGTTATTGCCAAAAAAGACGAGATGAAAGCGAAATTCAAATGATTGATGACAACGAAGATGAGGAACAGTTTCTGAGGTTTTACGCAATGGCAGAGCAGAAGTACAGAAAAAAGCTGTCTAGTGCGCCTGATTGCAGAGACCCAGATCACCCTGGTTGTGAACTTTGTGAAGATGAATGGGAAGATTATGAATAACGAAGACGAGGAATTTATGAGAATTGAACAACGTAACCACGACAAATTACTTAACGCATTGGGTTTTCCAGAACACAGAAAGCCTAAGCCAAAAGAGTGGGTAAACCTAACCAACGATGAAATCCAAGCCGTGGCTGATGAGGTTCAGTTTGGTTATCACGCTTACTACGACAAAGAGTTCATTGACGCTATCCAAGACGCATTGAGGAAGAAAAATGAAACCTAAAACTTACAAAGTTCTTGAAATGTGTATAGAAAACGGCATCAAGATGGGTATTTCTATCGCACTTAAATACGATGACAAGCCCACAACAGAAGAAATTGGAAATGCTATAAACGCAGCCATTAATTACGAAATTTGTGACTGGTTTGATTTGGATGACAATAATGACTAAAGACGAAGCACTACGCCTTTTGGAGGCGTTGGAATTGGTAAGCATTGAGTTTGTCTGTAATGGCGCACACCATGCAAAAAAAGACATTCATCAATGGCTTGATCCTTGTCCTGTTGTGGAACGATACAAAGAAGCCATCACCGTTATTAAAGAAGCACTAGAAACAAAAGATAGACCCGTGCAAGTATCTCCGCTTGAGTTTGTTGAGATGGTGATGGAGAAAGAACACTTGATTGGTCAACCAATATTTTGGGCGCAATGGCCTAACAAGGAGAAGAACTTATGAGTGAATTTAAACCAAAAGTTTGGATGACCTGTCCGTTGTGCAACAAACAAAGCCCTTTTCCTGACCCCGATTATCGTGAATGGGTTGGGTTGACCGCTGAAGATATGAAAGATGAGAGGACACACAACTTTGATTTTATTCATGGCGCAAGATGGGCAGAGAAAATTTTAATGGAGCACAACACATGACTGAACAACGAACTGAAGCGTGGTTTTTACAACGGCTAGGCAAAGCAACTGGTTCTCAGATCGGCAACATCATTGCCAAGACGAAAACAGGTTACTCTGCCAGCCGTGAGAACTACATGGCGCAATTGGTAGTTGAGAGACTCACAAACAAGCCTACAGAGGGTTTTACCAACGCAGCAATGCAATGGGGTACAGAAACCGAGCCATTGGCTAGAGCAGCCTATGAGATGGCTAGAGACTTGATGGTGGAAGAAGTGGGGTTTGTAGATCACCCAGTGGTCTATATGTCTGGTGCAAGCCCAGATGGTCTAGTAGGTGACGATGGATTGATTGAGATCAAGTGTCCAAATACGGCAACGCATATCGACACGATACTAACCCAATCAGTCCCATCCAAGTACATTCCCCAAATCCAATGGCAACTGAGCTGTACTAACCGACTATGGTGCGATTTTGTGAGTTTCGACCCACGAATGCCAGAGAATCTGCAACTTTACATACATCGAGTTGAATACAACCCCGAATATGTACAGATGCTGATAAAGGAAATCAGCGTATTTTTAGAAGAAGTTGATAAAAAAGTAAACATTTTAAGGAAATTTGATGTCAAAAACGATGTATGAAATCACAACGATCACCGGCAGCTACACAAATGCCAAGGGTGAAAAGAAGAATCGTTACCAGAAACTTGGGTCAATCATTGAGACTAAGAATGGCTTGATGATGAAACTGGACACGTTGCCGATCACTGAGGAGCATTGGAACGGCTGGGCATACTTGAACGAGCCAAAGCCTAGAGAAGAAAAAGAAGATATCCCTTTTTAATTTGTGGTATAGTCTAAGCACTACAAGAGTAGTGTTTTTTGCAAAGAAACAAAGGAATTAAATCATGGGTTATCCTAATATGGAAAAAGAGCCAAAGGGCGTTAAATCTTCTGACCGCACTGGTGAGAAGAAAGTTGGCGCATCAATGGTTGACAAAGAAGTGTTTCGGCCTGGTGCATCTGGTGAGAAAATTCCTCACAAAGCATTGAGCAGCGACACAACTGGCGAGCGTAAGATGCCAATTGCTGGTGGCGTGGGTATGGGCAAAGCTGATGGAATCGGTATGCGTGACAAATCACACATGGGCAAAGTTGACGGCCGTTGTGGTGAAATGAATACTGGTTCTAAGGAGCACGTTGCTTACGAACACAGCCGCATGGATCACGTTCAAGACAAGATGTAATAAACGAAAACCCTAAAAGACCACGAATCTGATAGGGTTTTCTAGCCAACACAAAGGAGGTTGTGATGGATAAGGAAGATTGTAATTCATGTCACTATTTTGTAGGTGGTGACAATTTAGGACAATGCAGAAGATTCCCTGTCTACCAGAATCGTCACAAAAACGAATGGTGCGGGGAATTTATGACTAAGAACGAGCATTTTGCAAACATGGTGAATGTTTTAACGAATCAAGTTACGACAGAAGAACCTAAGCGCAGAGGAAGGCCAAGACACAATGTTTAAGCCCCTAAGAGACAGGGTAGTTGTGAAGCCCCAAGTTCGCAATATCTCTGACATAATCTACGTCAACAATAAAGAGCCTATTAATGAGGGCACTATTGTGGCTATCGGCCCATTGGTGGAAGATGTCCAGATCGGTGACTTCATTAAATACGGCAATGGCGATTATCTTAACTGGCCTACTCAAAAAGTAGATGGTCAAGACTATCAAATCATTCAAGAAGCAGATATCTGCGCTGTTGTAGAGGATTAATCATGTTTGTAGATCAAGAAGACAAAGACTTTCGTTACCAAGTTGCCCAGTACGCTATTGAGCAAATTGGCGCAGATGACACCGAGTGGGTGCTACTGGCCGACCTGATCATGGCATTTGTTGAAGACGATATTATTTGGGAAGATGACGAGGAAGAAGACGATGGCGAGTAAACCCGGTTTGTATGCCAATATCCATGCAAAACAAGCTAGGATAGCCGAAGAAAAGGCAAAGGGCGAAAAGGTAGAGAAGATGCGTAAGCCTGGCACAAAGGGCGCACCAACTGCCAAAGCCTTTGCCCAAAGCGCTAAAACAGCTAAGAAATGAAAAAGCACGATAAACCAATTGAGCACAAAACCACAGGGAAGGGTAAAACCTACAACCCTGTGGACAAAGGCGCTGGCATGACCGCAAAGGGCAGAGCTGAGTACAACGCCAAGAACGGCAGCCACTTAAAAGCACCAGCCCCAAACCCCAAGACCGAGAAGGACAAGGGACGTAAGGCTAGTTTCTGTGCAAGGATGGAAGGCGTGGTGAAGAACGCCAAAGGGCCAGCAGAACGAGCCAAAGCATCATTAAAGAACTGGAATTGTTAAATGCCACTCATTAAATCTAAGTCACAAAAAGCCGTAGGCAAGAACATTGAAAAAGAAATCATGGCTGGCAAACCACAACGCCAAGCCGTAGCCATTGCGCTCAATGTTAAACGTGAAGCAGAAAAGAAAGCAGCTAAAAAGAAATGACTAACCCTGTAGGCCGCCCAACTGATTACGATCCATCCTACTGTGAGAGGGTGGAGGAATTGGGCGCTATGGGTAAGAGTGTTACACAAATAGCCAAAGAATTAGGCGTTGCTCTTAGAACTATTTACTTATGGCGTGATACTTATCCACAATTTATGCACTCCTTATCCACAGCCAAGGATTTAGAGGAGGCTTGGTGGGAAGATCAGTGTCAGGCATACATGGTGGAGACCAAAGACGGCCCTAAACTGAACGGCACATTGTGGTCACGTAGTATGGCTGCAAGGTTTCCCAAAAAGTATCGGGACAATAGTAAGATTGAGCTATCAGGTGAGAATGGCGCACCTTTGTTGGCTGGGTTACAGGTAACATTTGTAAAACCTAATGACACCTAACATCGAGTTCCCACTTAAACTCCAGTGTCTATTTGAGCCATCAAGGTATAAGGTTTTGTATGGCGGGCGTGGTGGAGCTAAGAGCTGGGGAATAGCCAGGGCGTTATTGGTCATTGGATCAACCAAACCGACTAGGGTACTATGTGCCCGAGAATTCCAGACCAGTATCAAGGATTCAGTCCACAAACTTCTATGCGACCAAATCCAGTCTATGGGGCTTGGTGAGTTCTATGAGATCACCGACAGAACGATCAGGGGTAAGAATGGCACAGAGTTCAATTTTGTTGGTCTGAAGAACAATGTGGCCAACGTCAAGTCTTATGAAGGTGTTGATATCTGTTGGATAGAAGAAGCACAAAGCGTGTCCAAGCGGTCGTATGATGTATTGATTCCGACAATCCGCAAAGAGAAATCCGAGATTTGGATCAGTTTTAATCCTGAACTAGAGACAGACGAGACTTATAAGCGTTGGGTGTCTAACCCGCCAGATAATGCCAAGGTCGTAAAGATTGGCTGGCAAGATAACCCTTGGTTTCCCGAGG